TGCATATCTTCCCAAGGAACACCGCGACTCGCCCCATCCACGCCCCGGATCCGGGAGTGGTGTTGTGCATGATGACGAGCTCCGGGGTGCCCATTACCAATCCCCTAGAATCTGACGCATCGCTCGCCAGAGTTGCCCGACAACCTCGTCGAGGGTCGCGTAGGTGATCGCATCCATGACTGTGATGTCGTCGAAGTAGGCGTATCCAGCCGTGCTCGGCGAGTAAAAGATGAGGTAGGTAGTGCCACCGCCAGCCAGCATTGTGAACGAATGAGTCACAAGCGTCCAGGTGGCGGCCGTGACGCCCGTAGTCCTTTGCGAGACAATCGGTCCGGCAGCGGTGTCCCACACCATCCAGAGGCCTTGATTCGTGCCGTCGCCACGGGTCCAGAATTGCACGGAGTAGACATTGGCGGCGACAACGGAAATTGCTTGGCGAGCGTTAGCGGACGCTGCGCCGCCGTAGTCGACCCGGAGAGACCTCTTGCCAGCGTACTTGTCGGTTTCGACGATGTCGACCGTTCCGTCGCCAGTGGTGAAAGACCAGGTCCCATTGTCGAGCTCGAACCCTGGATCAGTCACGACGTTGAGGCCATAGCCGCGGCCGGCGACGGTGATCAGGTTAACGATATCGTCAACTTCCTCGATTCGGTTCGCCAGTTCCTTGTCGCGGTTGGTGATCGCATCCTGCAACATCAGAAGCTCCCGGTCGGTTGTGCCCGGAAGAGTGATCTGCGATGCGATTCGTGGGTTACGCTGCGTCATATGAGCCCCATGATGTCGCCGACGACCTGCGTACCACGCCACTCGATTCGGCCTGAGTTGGTGCCGGAGATCCGCAGACAGAAGAAGCGACCGCGCAGCTTGTGGTGTGTCTCGCGCAGGGAGCCAGCCCCGAGGGAGAGATCGAGCACGTGCGCCGCCTCGAGCTTGCGGTCCTCGCCGATTTGCGATGCACCAAACTGCACCGTGACCTCCTGGCCGCCCTCCTCGGGCTCGAGAAGGTGATTCGCGTGCCGGAGCACATGCACGAACCGCGGGTCTTGGGGTGCCCTGAGGCCGGTCTCAACGAAATGGGTGATCTCGGTGCCGTCGTCGTCCGCGCCGTAGAATTCGTAGAACTGCCCGCTTTCGTTCATCAGCAGGACCCGGTTGCGTGTGACCTCGTAGTCCTCGTACAGGAGCTCTGAGTCGGCATAGGTGCCGACTACATCGGCATAGATGATCGAGCTCACGTACCTCGAGTACCGGCCACAGACCATCGCCTCGGACCAACGCACCGGCCACACCGAGAGATCAGTCATATTGATGATGCAGCCGCCCACCGTATCGGTCTGCCCGATCGGGGCGTAGTGGACGTGCAGCTCGTTCATGTGCGGGTCGTATGCCAACCAGGATCGCTTCCGAAGGTCCCAATCCATCGTGTTACGGATGTAGACATGGATCCGGTCGTCGGATTCGTCGCGCTGGAGCACGCGGTGATTGGCGCCATCGAACACCCGGATAGAGCCGTCGAGCGCCAGCCATACGTGCCCGAAAGGGGTCGGGATACACGCCACGGCCGACACAGGACCCTGAATTCCCTTGTGCGCCAGGTCGACGCGAAAGGGCACGTCGCCGCCGATTGCCGTTGCCACCTGGATCGCGTCCTCCATGTAGATCCCGAAGCGCCGGTTCCCGATCGACTCCATCGCCATGATGTCGCCTTCGGTGTCGTTGAGGTACTCGACCTGGACACCTTCGTTCCAGCCGCCATCGGGGTTTCTCGAGGAAGACACGTCGATGTTCTGCTCACCGGCATACGCGCCGCTCGTCAGATGACCGAGGATGACGCGGTTGAAGGCGATTGCCATGCACCGAGCTTTGGGCGGGCTGCCGCCGAGAGAGACCTCGGTGGCTGTGTCCCCGTCCCACTTCCGCGGGGCGTCGATGCCGTTGGTCATCAGCACGACGCGATTGCCGCCATACTCGAAGGTCCGCATGATCATCGGGTAGTTGGCTGAGCTGGTGAGCACCGCGCCGGTCTTGTCGTCCCAGGACTCGGTGGTCTTGTTGTAGTGGTGGAAGCCCTCGGTCGTTGCACAGACGATCCGATCGTCCTCGTCGTCGTGGTCGTACTGGAGGAGCGTCGTCGGTCTCTCGCCGATCGGAGCGCCGATGGCGATGATGCCAGGGCGCAGCCGGAGCCTCCCCTCCCGGCGCAGCCAGTTCTGCGCGTCACGGGCCTCGGTGGCGAGGAGGTCCATGTAATCCCGATCTGCCCTCACGCCCTCGATGGGGGGGAGAACGGCGATCGAGTTGGCGTAGTCAATGGCGGGCATTAGAGGAGCCTTTTCAATTCCAGGTTGGCGCGGAATGAGGCCATCGCGATGTCGCTGACGTTGTTGGTGTACATGAGGACCTCGAGGTAATCGGCGGCCGTGAGCTGTCCCTCCCACCAGGTATTGATGCTACAGCCGGGCTCGGCGGCGCTGTGGTCGACGTACTGTGTGGCGCTCGAAGCGTACTTTGTGCTCGAGCCATTCTCTTTGATCTGCATGTGCACGAGCGAATCGAGGATCTCGGCGCCAGCGTCCTCATAGGCTGAAGCGTCGAGGCGATACCAGCCTGTGACCGGCGCGACCAACCGGGTGGGGGCGCCAGCGGCCCACATGGTCGACTCTTCCTCAAGTTTGACCCCTTCCCAGGTGATCGCTGTGAGCGTGGTGTCGACGATCATCGCCGTGTTGCGATACACGCGGCAGATGAGCGAGATCGGCACAAAGCCGCGATGTGTCCATGTCGGTGTGCCCTCGGTGCCGGTGTTGACGTAGATGTAGAGGTGGGTGGTATCAGCCATGACGAGGAAGTCCTCACCACTGGCGCCCGTGTCCTGAATCCGTAGGCCGACCGTGCCGGCCACACTCCCGCGGATCCAGATTTCCTCGGTCGCGAACTGACCTACCTCGTTGAGCCCGAGCCCCCTGGTGATGACCGTCGCCAGTGGCGTGCCGAGGATCAGCTTGACCACCGCCTCCAGGTCGTTCGATTTCGGGCCACCTGCGATCGGGAGCGTTGCCGCCCACCGCGCCGCTTTCAGTTCCGTGGTGTCTGCCATGTCTCTACTCCTCGAATGTCGTTATGACGGTCCCGATATCGTTCGAGATGATCCGATTCGGCCGCACCTTGGCTACCTTGTAATTCTTACGGAGGACCGTCAGCTCGGACGCCGCGAACTGCTTCCATTCCATGTGCTTGTCCGCGGGTACGGTCGCGTGCTCGCCGGAGATGATCAGCGCCATCCAGAGAATCGCCTCCCAACAGGCGTCAAGGAAGGCGTCGGTCTCACCGACCCCGTAGGCCAGGTCAGGGACGAGCTTCAACCCGGATCGGTAGAGCGTCACCGAGGCGCTCGGGATCAGACCGAGGATCATATTGGTTCCCCACTGCGTCGCGGCGATCAGTGTGCCCTCGAGCGTGCGGTCGGGGAACCTCTGGTCGAACAGCTTCTTGGAGTTGAACCACGCGACCTGCTTGTAGTTGCCGTCGTCGTCGATGTAGTACAGGCTGTAAAACGCGATGAAGCCGGTGGGCAGCGCGACCGTGCGTCCGCTCGCAGCCAGGACGTCGGTATCCTCGAACTCCGAGAAGCGCAGCTTGATCTCGCGTTGGATCTTGCGCCGCGCCATGTTGATCCACTTCAGGCATTGCACATTCGTCAGCGCGTCCTCGTTGTCGGGGTCGTCGATCCCGTGGTTTTCCTTCAGATGTCCGACCAAATCGTAGGTGTCCATATCACTCCTCGATGTCGTGGAAGTGTTTCAACAGAGCCTTTCGCATCTCCTTGAGGTCGTCGATCCATGCCTCCCGCCCTGGAATCGCGTGAAGGCGGGCGATGTCGACGAGTTCCGCTTGCTTCCCGCGTCTGATGGCCGTGCGGCCGGGGATATACCGCTCCCCTGGATCGGACGGTGCCGCTTCGGCTGCGGGTTCGGTATTAGCCGTGGCAGTGGGCAGCTCGCCAGCCGGCGCCGGCAGAGGGACGCCTGGGGGCTCTGGGGGTGCAGCTGCGTCAACACGCCTCTGCCGATCCGCAATCAGCGGAGCAAGCTTCTCTTCGACGATGTCGGCGAGCTCCGGCGCTGTGCCGACCGCATCGAGGTCGATGCCGAGCTCCTGCGCGATCGGGTCGAGCTCGGTGCCGGGCGGGAACCCGGCCGCGAGGAAGGCGATGCTGATGCGCTGTTCTGGGGTGAGCTCGAGAAGCGTGTTTTCGGCCTCGACGTCATCCAGTGAGTCGCCGAGACGTGGGAGAGCCCGCAGCTTGCCGTCTAGGCCCTTAATGACGCCGGGGTGCTGGTCGGTCTCGTGGATGACGACGGATCCGTCCTCGCCGATCTCGACCTCGGGGTGGTGAGCGTGAACGTCGAAGCGGGGCGGCACCAGGTCGTCAACGATGGTCGTGACCTTCGCGGCGAGACCGGCCGCAGTGTCATCCTCGCCGGTGAGGAAGATGCCTTCCGGGATCTCGAAGACGTCGCTCTGTTCGATGCACTCCTGTTTAACGGAATCGTTGGTAATGAACACACCGGAGGAAAATTCCTTCGGGCCTCCACGGCCAAACATCGTGAGGTTGGGATGTGAGGGGCACTCATATCGTTTGTAGGACACAGCGGTCTCCTCTCAGGTGGTAAGGGGCGGGAGGCCGAAGCCCCCCGCCCGGTTGACAATCGAACTAGGTTGCGAAGCCCGAGAAATTCTGCCAAATGGCATGAGTCTTCTCGAGGTTCCACTCCCAACCGCCCTCGCAGAGGTACTCGTCCACGGTGCCATCGCGACCGTCCTTGACGACGTCGCTCAGGAGGCTCGTGTCGGAGTCCCGCAGCGGCCGGAACCGGACGTTCTTGGTGTCGATGACCAGGCCCCAGTCGGAGTAGACGTCCGATTCGGTGAGGAGCTCGTGCTGCTTCACCATCAGGCGCCCGAACGGGGTCTTGATCTGCATGACGTCCATGCCCCACACGGTGGTGTTGGCATCGACGCTAAAGTGCGAAGTCTGCAACACGAAGGACATGAGTGTCAGCAGGCCCTTGTCACCGAGCAACAGGAGCTTCTTCTTGGATCCGTACCGGAGGGACTTCCGCAGAGCCTCGAGGAAGTCTGCCAGGTCGAAGGAGTCCGCGAAATTAATCGCGTTGGTAGTGACGAAGTGGAACATCCCGCCAGTGGTGCGCTCCGGTTTGCCGTTGGCGCCGGTGCCTTGGTACGGAACTCCCCAAATGCCCGAACTCTCGATGTCGATCATGTGATCCTCGAGGGCATCGTGCAGCATTTCGTCGGTCGGACCCTTCGGCGCGGTCCGCAGAGCGGTCTTCGCCGCGGTGCGGGTCAGGTCGATGGGGTTGCGGAAAATTTCGGTATAGTTCGTCAACCAGTCTGGAGAGCGGTAGGTGCCCTGCGGCGGTGTCGCGCCCTCCTCGTGTCTGGTCGTCATCAGGATCCACTTGTCGCCGGAATTGACGGCCGCCGAGGTCGATCCGCAGTTACTACCGCGAATCACCGCTGTGAGCGTCGTCCAGGGGCTCGCCGGGTTGGCGTTGAGCCAGATGATCTCACCCGAGCGAGTGTTCTTGAGGACCTGTCCGTTGCGGAGAGCCTTGACGGGGGTGGACCCCGGCGCCGAGAACACGATGGTGGTCGCGCCCGAGCTCGCCGCGGCCGAGGTGAACACCATCGACCGGATGTCCTTCTCGGCCCAGTGGAAAATCGGAGCGTCGAGCTCCTCGGTCTTGGCGAAGCCCATGAGCATCGTCAAGACGGCTTTGGCATCCGGCCGCAGCCGGAGCAGGGTTGTGCGCCAGTTTTCTGGGAAGTCGTTCGATGCGAAATCGCCAGAACCGATCAGGCCAGGTAGAACGGCCATTGTGTTGTCCTTTCGCCGTCAGTCGAGGCGAAGAACGCCGAACCCTATTCAACCCGGTCCACAAGCCTTCGCATGAGACCCACTTGCGCGTTGGGAGCATCTTTCCTAGGTGCCGAGCCGGTGTGTCCCGACCGCGCACCCGTGCCCCTGCGGATCTCTTCGGCCCTTTTCTTCGCCGCAAGCTCAGCGGCGTCGCTTTCAACCTGTTCAAACATGCCTTGGTTGAACGCTCGCCACTGCCCTGCGAGAAAGTTAGGATCGAATAGCTCGTCTCCGTCGACGTTGAATTTCTGTAGGTGTCCGAAGAACTTCGCACGCATTTCATTGTCGGCGAGAGGTGCAAAAGCCTCACCTTTTTTGGCGAGTTCGTTGAGCTGTGTGTCCATCTCAGTAAAGAACCGTTGCATGTAGAGACGTTCATCGTCCCGTTTCGCCCCTGCGGAGAGCTGATTGACGGCGTACAAAGCAGGCAGGCCGACCGCACGTATCAACGCCAGGTCGGCGGCTATCTGCGGGAATGCTTCGGCGAAGGCGCCGTCATCCCCGAA